CTTAGAGAGTAGAAGTATGTTGCCACAGCTACGCTATCTTCTTAAGATAGCGACGCCGTAGCGTGGAGTACGATACGGGAACGTACTCCAAATTTTGTTCGGAACATTTATCTATAAACAGTTTAGTATGTTTATCATACTCGGTCTGCCCATAGAGAAATATTTCAGAGTGGGCAAATTTTACATTGTCCAATGTGGCCAGAGATGGATCAGCACAATCCTTTATCCAATTTGTTATCTCCAAAATAACAGGCATCGGCAGTAAGCCAACAACACTGTGCAAGTCATCATTAAACACAAAACTTCGCTTACAGAACGATATATCCTCCCGTCGCGTAAAGCGCGTAGCTTGCTCCTTTGTGGCAGATGTATAGGTCATACCAAAATCTTCGCGAAAAATTTTTGTCAATGATTCCCCATGATACCAATCACCCACGTAGGATGAAACGTTGCCTAGTGAATCGTCACCATACAGAGCTAGGTTAACGTATTTATCAAATGACGATGCGTCTAACCCATAATCTACCCCTAGTACTTGAAAGGCATAACGGTGTATCAATTCATTAACGTGCCCATTAATATGAACCGTGGCGAAATTACCGCTACAATTCCCCTTGGAAAGCGAAAATATATACGGTCCTAATACGTGCAGGGGCCCCTTGAACGACTCCATTAGAGTTTTTCTAATCCTGTCGGCTCTGTCGAACAATTTATCCTGTTGGTGGTGATAAGCATACCACTCAATTGCAGCGTTGAAAAACGATGATATCAAAGGGGACATAATGGAATCATCGTAGGCAGAGAAATCTCCAGCCAACCAATTAGTATGTGTCTCCTCGGCAGTTCTTCCAGCTGTGCAAAACTTATATATATCACCGAATTCGGGACCAGTCATATCAACACCCACTTTAGAACCTAATAAATTATTATGTGAGGTCAAGAACGCTAGAAAACCACCAAAATATCTTCGACATAAGGTTAGATGCAAAACGTACCCGGCTGAAAACATTCTAGTCTTCCCCTGCATAGCCTTCAATATTGGGCGCTTTTCATCTTTAAGGGAAGCGATAAATGGAAACATCCTACAAATGCCATTGCTCAGAGCTTCTTCTTCAGCCTTAACTTCAGCTATGAACGATTTAGAAAATCTAAGCTCGGGTCCATCAGTTGTTTCAAATTGATCAATCATATCGCGTTTCCCCTTCCGCACCTTATGAAGCACGTATGGATAACCGGCAGATGAATCAATATTGATTTGATTCAAATGTGAAGTTCCTCTTTTACCATTTAACGTCTCCCAATACGATAATGTATTAGCATAGTTACGCGATGGTA